TGTTATGTATCTTTTGAGCATTTCTCATTGCCTCAACCCACATAACTGCAGAACCTAATCCTCGGTTCCAGTACACTGTACCTACTCGGCTTGTGTCGCCTCTATAGAATTTGATAATGGTTCCAAAATCATGGCGACCACGACAACTGAGAACACCGGTCGAGGTATGTCCTTGACAATGATATATTGCGATGAGTTCGCATTCGTTCAACCGCCCGAGAAGGCCGTTGAGTTTTGGACTTCTCTATCTCCGACATTGTCTACAGGAGGAAAGTGTTTGATTACATCCACACCAAACTCAGATGAAGATCAATTCGCACTTATCTGGAAAGAAGCACTCAAACGATATGACGAATTTGGCAACGATAATATAACAGGTACAAATGGGTTTTTTGCGTACAAGGCGCACTGGTCAGAACACCCGGATAGAGATGAAGCATGGGCGGCCGCTGAACGATCAAGGATCGGTGAAGAAAGATTTCGTCGAGAACACGAATGTGAATTTTTAATTTATGACGAGACCTTGATAAACTCGGTGAGATTAATTGAGTTAGAAGGTAAAGATCCAATTTGGGTACAAGGACAAGTACGTTGGTACAGCAAACCAAAACCTAAACACACTTACATGGTCGCACTAGATCCGGCCATAGGTACAGGCGGGGACTACGCCGCGATACAGGTCATAGAACTTCCGACTTTTAAACAAGTAGCAGAGTGGCATCATAACATGACACCAGCCAATCAACAAATTAGAATTTTACAAAGCATAAACGAACATATACACGATTCCATAATGGAGCAAGATTCCACAGCAACACCACAGATATTTTATTCCATGGAAAACAATACGCTTGGAGAAGCGGCCTTAATGAGAGTTATGGATATAGGGGAGGAAAATATTAGAGGAATGTTTCTATCGGAACCTATTAGAAAAGGACATCGTAGAAAATTTAGACGGGGTTTTAACACGACAGCCAAACACAAGATAGATGCCTGTGCCAAATTTAAAGAACTAGTAGAAAATAACAAATTAGAAATTAGTTCTAGACCGTTGATATCAGAACTTAAAAACTTTGTAGCGACCGGCGTGAGTTATAAAGGTAAGCCAGGAGAACATGACGATCTTGTCAGTGCTATGCTATTGGCCACACGTATGATGAAAGTATTGGCCGACTTTGATCCTAAAATTTTTGAACACTGGACTAACAGAACATCTGAATACACTGCACCAATGCCTATTTTTGCCAATTTAGGTATCTAATGAAAAAAAATTTATATTATAAAACAGATAATAAGGGTAATGTTAATTTTATAGATCGTTGGAAAGATTTAGAAAAAATTTTAGATCTCGAAACTAATGATTCTGTATTAGATATAGGGTGTGCCGAAGGATTGATATCCCTCGAGGTTGCAAAAAAAGTTAAAACTGTTATTGGTTTTGATATAGAGCCCTATAGAATTGAAATTGCAAAATATAATGCCAAACAACAAAATATAAAAAACATAAATTTTTTAATTGATAATTATAGAACTTTTAACTATACCACCTATGATAAGATATTATGTCTAGGTGTTTACCATAAGATTAAAAATGTTTTGAGACTCGAAACACTAAAAAAAATATTTGATTGTTGTAAAAAACAAATTTATATCAGAGTACCAATTATAGATAATAATAGTATCTTTAAAAATGTGGGCGTAGAGGATAAAGAAATTCTTAATACTGCTAAAAATAAAGGATTTTCTTTGCTTTATAGATCTGTTCCTAGAGACGATCATGGAACTATTTTTAAGTTTCAAAAGACAATAAATACAGTATGATTATAGGAAAAACATCAGAAGACTTATTCAATAAAATTAGAAGTAAATTTAGCAATTTACAATTAGGGGATAGCACAGGAGCAACAACAGCCAACCCTAAAGAAGCCGTATTTTTTGACTTTGAGTTTACAGAAGACGCCGATACTTTTGGTAGAATTTCTATTAGCATTGCTGACGGAGAAAACATGAAAGTATTTTATAATAAAGGATTAGTTGAAAAAATCGACGAAGATTCCAGAGAAAATTGGTATAATTTCTTAAAAGAGCTGAAAGACTTTGCTATGGAGCACCAGTTATCGTTCGACGTGAGAGATATTAATAAAACCAGCCTCACTCAACAGGATTTCAAGAATCTCGCAGATCAAAACAAAACGGTAAATACAGACGGTATGTCAGAAGAACTAAGCAGAATTACAAAATTAGCGGGTCTAGCAGAAGGCCTAACAGGTACATCAAAGAGCTCTTTCGAAAATCTAGACAAGACAAGATTGATCATAAGACATTCTAAACCTGTTGCTGAAGAAGTACCAGGAGCGAGAACAAGGCATATCAATTCGTTATATGTTGAAAATTCAGACGGCGAAAGATTTAAATATCCGATCGTTCACTTGGCGGGTGCCAGAGCAATGGCGAGACACGTGGCCAACGGTGGACTACCACACGACGAGTTTGGAGAACATATTGTAAACACCAGCGAACAGATAGCACAACTAAATTCATTCAATAGATATGTGTCTACAAAAGATCAATTAAACGATTCAGCAGGCGATATCATAGAGAGAGCAAAAATGAAATGCGAAACTCTAAAGAAATATATCAAAGGGTTATCAAAACAAAAAAATTATGAGTCGGCGAAAGAAAGTTTCCAACCATCTAATATACCAGCATTGGATGATGAAACCAAATCTTCACTAAGAGATAAATTTACTCTCAAACACTTTGATGAAAAAATTGACACGGCTTTACCTTTAATTAATTCAATCATGAAAGAAACAGAGGAAGTTACAGAATTTGACGACGAAAAACCACTGAGCAAAAAAGATATCGAAATTCCAGCGCCGGTTGATGGCGGTAACGAGACACTTGCTTTTTTAAATAGCGGAAGCCCGCTCATTTTGAAAAGAGATCCGGGTGCTGAACAAATTGCATTTAGATCAGAATTCAAAGAGAAAAAAGATAAGTTGAGAGCAATCCTCATGGATATTGCTGATAGGATGTTACCGGTTACTCCCGAATCAGATAAAGTAGCGAATTTTGCTTCGGCTATGGCGAACGACTTATCTAAAATTGGAGATCCTTTTGGAGATGTAAGTAATCCAAATTTCAAAAGAGATCTAAGTGTTGCATATAAATTAGCAATTAGATATATGCAGGATATTGAAAAAATGAGAAAAGATCCAGAATATGCAAATGTAATTAGAAAAGAACCTCAAGAAATTAAAGCAAAAGTAGATCGTCAAGGTAGAGCTAAAGAATCCATCGAACAAACATTTGAAAATTGGGCTGATAATATTGTAGAACAAAAACCATATGTTTCCATGTACAGAGGCGATGATGGCAAAATGGTATATGATGTGTTAGACAAGGATGGTGAATCGGCTATGCAAAGTCCAGATTACGATGTAGCAACTGCTTATCTAAAAAAGAATTTTGATAGACTAGCAGGTAAACAACCAGCAATGGACGATGTAAACGAAAATCCAGAAACAGATTATAACGGTTCATTTGAATATGAACTGTATGGTGATGACGGTGAATCAGCATACGGAACTATACACTACAAAGCAGTGAACGGAAAAGTTGATCCAAAATCATTGCATGGTGAATACGAATACGAAGGCAATGCTAAGGTGGACAGCGATCTTGCCACACAAATGGTACAACCCGGTGGTGACGAGCACGAGGAAGCATTAAAGGCCGCACAGGAAGATTACGATTACGAAGCACAGCGTATGCAATCAAAATTTGGTGAAGGCAACGAATTTGCTCAAGCAGTGAACAAAGCCAAAGCGGCTGGTATGAAACCAGGAGACAAGTTTGAAGTGGGTGGTAAAGAATACACTCTTAAAGATGCCATCGAACAGGCAGGATTACAGTTGGAAGAATTCTTTTCAGAGGCAGAATATGCAGAGCCAAGCCAAGAGCATTACAAAAAAGCGTTGGCGGCAGGATTCAAGGGCAGTTACGAAGACTACAAAAAAGAATATGCCAGTTTCCCAGAAGAGTTTCCAAAGAACGAAGCATCCAAACCAGACTTCCTGGACATGGACAAGGATGGCGACAAGACAGAGCCAATGAAATCTGCGGCTAAAGATGCCAAAAAAGAATCTACAGAGTTAGACTCGATCATTAAATTAGCAGGCATCTAATTACCAAAATAATATAATATTTCACTAGACACAAGATAAATAAGTGTGTATATTATTCTTTATGTCTAATATACATTTAGGCAAAACAAAAACAAACATAGGCAAACAAGGAGGCTTACATTATGGCTACATTGGCTGAAATAAGAGCGAAGTTAAAAGATCAAGAAGTGAATCGCTCCACTTCCAACACAGGCGGAGACAACGCCATCTATCCACATTGGAACATACAGGAAGGACAAGAAGCAGTAGTACGTTTCTTACCCGACAAAGACACTAATAACACTTTCTTCTGGACAGAGAGAGCAATGATCAAATTGCCTTTCAACGGTATTAAAGGTCAAGCAGACTCAAGACCTGTACAGGTACAGGTTCCATGCATGGAAATGTATGGGAAGACTTGTCCGGTACTTACTGAAGTGAGACCATGGTTCAAAGACAAATCCATGGAAGACATGGGTAGAAAATACTGGAAAAAGAAATCTTACATATTCCAAGGTTTTGTTATTCAAAATCCATTAGCAGAAGAAACAACACCTGAGAATCCAATTAGAAGATTCATTATTGGACCTCAAATCTTCAACATCATTAGATCGGCATTACTGGATCCAGAAATGGAAGAACTACCAACTGATTCTGTGAGGGGTGTGGATTTCAGGATAACCAAAACTTCCAAAGGTGGTTATGCTGACTATTCAACTTCTAAATGGTCGAGAAGAGAAAGAGCATTAGATGAAGCAGAGAGATCAGCAATTGATAAATTCGGATTGCATAATCTATCTGACTTTAGACCAAAAGAACCAACTGATGCAGAAGTTAAAATAATCAAAGAATTATTTGAACAATCTGTTAACGGTGAAGCATACGATCTAGAAAAATACGGTCAATACTATAGACCAGCGGGCGTATCTGCACCTCAGAAGAGTTCTGCAACTGTGGAAACTTCAACACCGGCACCGGCAGAGGCTATTAAGGAAGAACCAAAAGCAGAAACGGCTCCGGCTCAACAAGCACAACCCACAGGTGATAGTGCTAAAAGAGCAGAAGATATCTTGAAACTTATTAGATCAAGACAAGCAAAGTAAACCCTTAACTTACCAAGTGGCTATACTATTGACAGTATAGCCACAAAGTAGTATTATAATAATATGACTAAACCATTTGACATAACAAAATTTAGAAAAAGTATAACAAAATCAATACAAGGATTAGGATTGGGATTTAATGATCCCACCGATTGGATTTCCACGGGCAACTATGCACTGAATTATCTCATCTCTGGAGATTTTAATAAAGGAATTCCATTAGGCAAAGTATCTGTATTAGCAGGAGAATCTGGCGCGGGCAAATCCTACATCGCTTCAGGCAACATCATCAAGAATGCACAGGCACAGGGTATCTATGTGATACTTGTGGACACGGAGAATGCACTAGACGAAAGTTGGTTGCAGGCATTAGGTGTTGATACATCCGAAGAAAAATTGTTGAAACTAAGTTTATCCATGGTGGACGATGTAGCAAAAACTATTTCAGAATTTATGAAAGGCTACAAAGAAGAACACGCCGATAACAGAGAAAATGCTCCAAAAATTCTTTTTGTGATAGACTCCTTGGGTATGTTGTTGACTCCAACAGATGTCAATCAGTTTGAAGCGGGAGAAATGAAAGGTGACCTAGGAAGAAAACCCAAGGCACTGACAGCACTGGTGCGTAACTGTGTGAATATGTTTGGATCCTATAACGTGGGATTGATAGCAACCAATCACACATATGCTTCGCAGGATATGTTTGATCCCGATGATAAAATATCAGGTGGTCAGGGATTTATCTATGCGTCATCTATTGTAATAGCAATGAAAAAATTAAAGTTGAAAGAAGACGATGAAGGTAACAAAATATCCGAAGTTCGAGGTATTAGAGCGGCTTGTAAAGTTATGAAGACTCGATATGCTAAACCATTCGAAAGCGTACAGGTAAAAATTCCATACGACACAGGAATGGATACATACTCGGGATTGGTAGATCTTTTTGAGAAAAAAGGATTACTAACAAAACAAGGAAATAAACTAGCATATACAGGTTCTGACAAAAATACTATCTCAGAATTTAGAAAAAACTGGACAGGAGATAAATTAGATATTATTATGAAAGATTTTCATAATATATCAACACCGGAAATAAAGGAACCAGAAACAGATGGAGAATCAGATGACGCATGATCAAATTGAAGAAATTTGGACTTCTGTAAGTAACTATCTTCCAGAAAGAGTTAAATTAGATTGTGCAGTAGATTATGTCAAAACATTATTGGATATTGGCATAGAAACAAAAGTATTAAAGGCCGCTGGCGAACACGATGATCGATTAGAACAAGCAGTTAATATTGTCCTAGAAGACGAGGAAGAAGAGGAAGAAGAAGAAGGCTATTACGAGGAATAATGACTTGGTATACAGAAGTAAGCAAAGAAGTTGGCAAGATTCCAGAATGTATACAACATTTTTATAAAGAATTGGAAGAAGCAAAAAAAGAAGTACGTATATATGGCAGTCTTGAAAAAGCATCGGCGGCTATGCCGGGTGTGGTGGAACACAGATTTAATCAATTACAAGAATTAGAAGCCATTCTAGAATATCTTAACATTGAAAAAAGGCGTATAAGATCTAAAACATTTAAAAAATATTTAGAAAACTATCAACGGGCATTAAGTTCTAGAGATGTAGAAAAATATGTTGACGGAGAACCAGATGTTATAGATATGGAAAAAATTGTGTTAGAATTTGCATTACTTAGAAATAAATGGCTTGGCATCATTAAGGGTCTTGATCAGAAACAATGGCAGATCACCAACATTGTAAAACTGAGAGTGGCAGGTATGGAAGATGCCGCTATCAAATAAAACTTGGACGTTTCCGTCTAAAGACGACGACCTTTTGCCGTACATGATAAACGGTTCATATCAAGATCTACACAGGAAAAAAATACTTAATTTTTTGAAAGAAAATAACTGCAGGTTTAGAAATTGTCTAGACATAGGAGCACACGTTGGAATTTGGAGCAACGACTTCACAAAAGTTTTTGAACACGTTCATGCTTTTGAACCAATAGAGGATTTGCGAATTTGTTTCAAGCAAAACATTCAAGAAAAAAACTACACTCTGCATCCTTTTGGACTAGGTAATTCTACAAAGAGAATTACTTTCCAGTACGAGCCTGAAAAAAGTAAAAACACTCAAGTCAACGAAAAGGGAAACTACCCGGCGGAAATAAAACGATTAGATGACTTAGGACTAAAGGATATAGACTACATCAAACTGGATGCCGAAGGTTACGAGTTAGAAATACTCAAAGGGGCGGTAAAACTCCTAGAAGATCAATCGCCATTTGTACACTTAGAAATCAAGAACAGACAATTAGAGAAGTTTTCTCTTTCAAAGAAAAATATCCACAAATTTATGAACAACGAAGGTTACAAACTTAAACTAAAATTTATAAATGAATATGTTTTCTCAAAACAATGATCAGTAAAAATAGAATCATACTCACAGACGTGGACGGCGTTCTCCTAGAATGGGAGAAGCATTTCGCTGATTGGATGCTTACAAAAGGTTACCGACAAAAAGTGGGCAAAGAAAAAGTTTATTCTATGGACAAGAGATACGGTCTAACAAAAAAGAAAAAAGAAGACCTAATTAAAGAATTTAATAATTCGGCATGGATGGGAACTCAATCACCCATGCCCGAATCCCAGACATGGGTAAAACTATTACACGCAGAGGGATGGACATTTATTCCAATTACATCACAAACTACTGATATACCAGCACAAGAACTTAGAAAAAGAAGATTAAAAGAATTATTTGGAGGCACAGTATTTGAAAACTTTATTATATTAGACACCGGTGCTCATAAAGATGACGCATTGGCCGAGTTCCATGGCACAGGGCTTTGGTGGATCGAAGACAAATGGTCAAATGCTAAAAAAGGTCTCGAGTTTGGATTGAGATCTTTGATTTATAATCATACCTACAATAAAAAATTTTATGATAAAAGTATCACCAGAGTAAATAATTGGAAACATATCTATCAACTAGTAAATGCGAGAAAAAAAACATGAAAAAAATATTAATAATGGGTTTACCGGGTTCTGGTAAATCATATCTAGCAGGAATATTAGCACCTATTATAAATGCTGTATGGTTGAATGCAGATAGGGTACGACAAGAAGCCAACGATTGGGATTTTTCTCTCGAAGGTAGACAGCGACAGGCCAATAGAATGAAAACACTGGCACAAAAAGCACTCGACGAAGGCAAACATGTAATTGCAGATTTTGTTTGTCCTACGGCAAAAACTCGAGAAGATTTTGGGGCAGATTATACAGTATGGATGGACACAATCAAAGAAGGAAGATTTGAGGATACCAATAAAATGTTTGTACCGCCCGAGGACTTTGATTTTAGAGTGCCCACGCAAAATGCCGAACTTTGGGCAATAAGAATTTCAAATGATATACAAGAATATGTTTGGGATAATAGAAAACCCACAGCACAGATGCTGGGTAGATGGCAACCATGGCACGAAGGTCATCAAGCACTGTTCGAAGAAATTATTAAAAAAACAGGTCAGGTCAACATTCAAGTTAGAGATGTACAAGGGGTTGGGGATAATCCTTTCGATTTTGAAACTGTTAAACAAAACATTAACAAAGCATTAGAAAAAGATTATAAAGGAAGATATAAAATTACTTTAGTACCAAACATAACAAATATCTGTTATGGTCGAGGAGTAGGCTACAAAATTGAAAATATTGTGTTATCTGATAACATACAAAAAATATCAGCTACCGATATTAGAAAGAAAATGCGAGAAGAAGGCAAATTATAATGCCTAAAAATAATTACTTTCCAATAAAAACAAAGACAGCCTGTCCACTTAAATGGAATTGGTCTACAATTATTTTAACCGAAGGAACTACTAGTAGTTGTCATAGATGTCTCAAGGTTCCCTTAGACAAGGATAATTTTGATTCGTTTCATAATTTACCACATAAAATAAAAGAACGAAAAATAATGTTACAAGGTAAATGGCCTACAACAGAAAATGGAGGTTCCGGTCATTGTAATTATTGTAAGGATATTGAAGAAAGTGGAGGTATGAGTGATAGATTACATCATTTAGAAATTCCAAATTTAGTACCCGAAGAATTAGAAACAAAGATCGATTCAACAGAAGTTACACCTAAAATATTAGAGATTTTTATGAATAAAACTTGTAATCTAAAATGCACTTACTGTAATACCAGAAATAGTTCTTTATGGACAGCAGAATCTAAAAAATTTGGACCACTTGTTGATATTAACGGAAATGAGTTTTCTGGATATCAACCAAAAGATAACGTAAAAGAACATAAAAAATTATTTAAAAAAAGTTTAGATTGGATTGTTAATAATGGACATAAGTTAAAACGTCTACATCTCCTAGGGGGTGAAACATTTTATCAGAACGAATTACAAGAAATGTTAGACACTCTTAGCAAAATTAAAAATCCTCAATTAGAGTTAAACATTGTCTCAAATTTAATGGTAAAAAAAAGTACATATATAAATTATATTAATCAAATCAAACAACTATGCATCAAAAGAAATATCGGTCGATTTGATTTAACTTGTAGCATCGACGGATGGGGAGAAGCGGTGCAATATGCAAGATTTGGATTAAAATTAGATCACTGGTTAGATTTATTTGAATATACCGTAAATGAAAAATGGATTTTTTTAAATATTAATCAGGTACTCACAAGTTTAACAATAAAATCTACTACAGAACTTTTAGAAATACTAAAAAAATATAGAAAAGCAAGAACTATAAATCATGAGATTACATTAGTAGATGGTAGAGAATGGATGCATCCTAAAATATTCGGAAAGTCTTTTTGGAAAGATGATATTGAAAAAATTTTAAAATTTATGCCCGAAGATAATGAAAGTAATAAAAGAGCTAAACTTTATATGTCCGGTATACTTAATTCTTTTCCAGAAACAAAAAATAAAGAACAAATTCAAAATTTAAAACATTTTTTAGATCAGTTAGATAAAAGACGTAAAACAAATTGGCGTCACGTCTTTCCTTACTTAGATATATAGTAGTAATATGACTATACCAGTATACGTAGGATATGACTCTCGAGAAGACATAGCATATCAGGTGTGCAAACACTCTATTATCAGGAGAGAACCGGGTGCAACAGTCAAGCCACTTAAACAAAAAGAAATGAGAGAGCACGGATTGTACACAAGAGAAATAGATAAACTGGCCACAACAGAATTCACATTTACAAGATTCTTTGTTCCGTATCTGCAAAATTATCAAGGATGGGCGGTATTTTGTGATTGCGATTTTCTATGGACAGTGCCCACCACAGATCTCAAACAGTTTTGTGACCCAAACAAGGCCGTGGTTGTGGTACAACATGATTACACTCCCAAGGAAGGAATGAAGATGGACGGACAGAAACAAACTGTATATCCAAGAAAAAACTGGTCATCAATGATATTATGGAATTGCTCACATCCGGCAAATAAAATACTAACACCCGAAATACTTAATAATGAGTCCGGAGCGTTCATGCATAGATTCCAATGGCTGGCCGATTCCGAAATTGGGTCTTTGCCTCATCATTATAATTGGCTTGTAGGATGGTATAAAGAACCACAAGATGGCAAACCCAAAATATATCACTGGACGGAGGGTGGTCCTTGGTTCGTGGACAACTACTTCGAATGCGAATATGCAGATCTTTGGAAGAA